ATGAATTATGTTACGTACCAGGTGTTTTTCACTAACGAAAACGGGGAGATTGAGTATCTGCCTGATAATTTTTATAGCGAGGAGAAAGCGATGCGGGCAGTCGATAGACTGATAAAGAAGGGCTACGTCGACGCTCAATATGAGAGCATCGACGTAGAGGTTGACGATTTTAATTAAGATTTTTTCCTATTCATCTTTGCTGAGATTTTAATTAATCTGACGTTGGTCATCGACCGGGCGACCGGGCACTTTCTGAATTCCATTTCATGCCGGGGCGGCTTTATCGCCGGCGAACTGCTGCGGGCCCAGCCAGTCTACCGCCGTCACGTATAGCACCCGAGCACCAAACTGGCGCTCTTTCAGCATGTCGTTGAATATCTGAACCACCGCCGCTTTACTGATGCGGATCTCATGTTTGAACTGACAGAACACATCGTGTACCAGAGATGGATAGTATGTGATCGGCAGTCCCTGATATAAGCGCCCATCCGGCACACCCACAACACCCAGGCCCGCGATATCGAATTTCGGCGTGCAACCGTCCCACGCGTGGCCAGATTGAACGACGATCTCACCACCGCTGATCACGCACCAGCGGTTTGCGTAGTTCACGCCGATCAAAGCCGGGTGTTTGTATCGATACGGTGACGCCAGGCGGTATAGATTTTGGGTATCCGGATTTAGCGGTTGATCTGCACTAGATGTAATTTTATAAATAAATCGGATTTTAGGGTTGACGGCGGGAGCTAGATACCATATCATTAAAAACGTGGAAGACATCCACAGCCGAACTCAGCGGCGACTCTGAGATGACAAGGACTTAACCATGAAAACTATCTCTATTGCTGAATTTGAAACTCTGGTAGCTCGCAATGACTGGCAGCGTGAACAAGACCATGAAGTTGTAGAGCGTCTTGATCGTCAGGTTGAAGAGTGGGATGAAGAAAACGAATCTCTTGACCTGATCGACATTCCTCATGTTTGGGGCTGGGCTTCCAAAACCTCTACCCTCGACGGCATCAAAATCACTTACACCGAAGGCTTTAACTACGACGAATGCGACCCTGATTCTTTGTCTACAGGAACCGAGGGACAGGATGACGTTTGGTCTGTAGAAGGCGTTGTGGTTGTAGATGAAGGCGGTGACGAGCTGAATGCGCATGAGCTGGCCGACTATCTGGATTCTGATTTCAGCAGCATTGATTACAGCGTGCTTGAGATTGAACAAGTAACTGACATTGACGTAGACGAGGACTCAGACATGGAAACATTTACTCTTGAGATTGATAACGCACCCAGCGTTCGCTTTACTGGTGAACTGGTAGCAAGTGCGGCCAGTTCGGACAATCAGGCGATGGGTAGTAGCTACAGCGGTCAAACAGGTCGCTGGACAGAGCTTGCACTTTACAAAACCAAAGGCGGAAAATTCATCTGCCATCAAGTTGGCCGTACAAGATGGCAAGGTGAGCGCGACCGTTTCAGCGGAAAAGTCTGCGAAACGCTGGCAGAGGTTAAAGAGTTTTTTGGACACCGCTGGCTCGCTAAAGAGTTGTACGCTGATGCTAGCATTGATGACACGGTAGAAGTGGAGTAACAGCAAGGGGCTTCGGCCCCTTTCTTTTTGACTATGACAAATATTTTGAATTGGCCTGACTACAACGTAGTCAATGTGGCAGAGCTTGAGCACGATTATCAAGTACAAGCTGAGGTTGCCAAGCCGCCCACACACTGCCCCCACTGCAATCATCCTGAAATCGTTGGCTTTGGCCGACGTGATGAGGTGGTCATGGACACCCCAGTCCACGGCAAACGAACGGGTATTATGCTTAACCGCCGTCGCTATCGCTGCCAGTCCTGCCGGAAGACGTTTCTGGAGCCTGTACCGCACAAAGACGACAAGCGGCAGATGACCCACCGCCTGATTCAGTACATCGAGCGCGAGAGCCTACGGCGGACGTTCTCGGGCGTTGCTGAGGATGTTGGGGTCGATGAAAAAACCGTCCGCAACATTTTCAACGACTACTGCGAGCGGCTGGAAAAAACGCTCAAATTCGAGATGCCGCAGTGGCTGGGAATTGATGAAATCCACATCATCAAACCGCGCTGCGTGATTACCAACATCGAGCAGCAGACCATCGTTGATATGCTGGATAACCGAAACAAAACGACGGTTACGCGCTATCTGAGCAAACGCACTGACCGCGACCAGGTACGCTATGTAGCAATGGATATGTGGAGACCGTACCGGCAAGCGGTAGAAACCATGATCCCTGACGCCACAGTTATCATCGACAAATTCCACGTTGTCAGGATGGCGAACGAATCTCTGGAACGTGCTCGTAAGGCCATCAGAAGCGATCTAACAGCGCAGCAGCGCCGTGGGTTGATGCGTGATAGGTTCGTCTTGCTGAAACGCCGTCACGAGCTGACAGATGCGGAATACATGCGCTTCTCTGGCTGGACGTTGAACTATCCAGAGATCGGCCAAGCCTACGAACTGAAAGAAGCCTTTTTCGAGATTTGGGACTGTCAGACCCGGCACCAGGCACAGGAGGCATATTACTCCTGGCTGCGACAGATTACGCCGGAAATGATGACTCACTTCGATCCGCTGATCAAAGCGATGGTCAACTGGCACGATGACATTTTCGCTTACTTCGACCACCCCATTACCAACGCCTACACCGAGTCACTGAACAACCTGATCCGTGTTGTGAATCGTGTGGGCCGTGGCTACAGCTTTGAAGCGCTGCGAGCCAAGATACTGTTTACTGAGGGTTTTCAGAAGATCAAGAAGCCCCGCTATCAGCGGCAACGGATACCCGAGGGGGCTATGGGCAGGATGCCGTTCTATGGCGTTGCTGAAACTGGCCCATTGACCAACTACGGCGCAGATATGTCAACACTGGTACGGGAGATCGAGGCAGGGCGTTTATAGCCCTGTTTCAACCCTATAATCCGGATACCCTAGATTTTTAGCCCGGCGGATCATCACGCACTGTACTCGACTATGAGATTAAACATCACGTCTGCAGCCTGATCGGGCGTTTTGTCAGCAATAGCTGATTCCCACGCTGACAAAGCGGATGGCATTTCAGCTGCAATCATCGCAGTAAAATCCGCAATATCACTCAGAAACGCTTCGTCATTGTCGTATTTGCCGCAATAGAGTCGATATGCTGGATCTCGGTACAGTTGACTGAACACGCCTTGCTCTGCGTAAAGAACCGGGCGGCCAGGCGTTGCCATAAATTTAGCCAAAGCCAAAACCAGCTTATAGCCCTGCAGCTGATCGCCAGCTTCATCAACAAACACTTCATGCAGAAAGACTTTGTTTGCCTCTTCAACAATCGGCAGATGCTTGCGGGCGCACAGATCTTCTACGGTTTCACTGAACAGTGTGTTCAGACTTTTGTCGTGCTGCGCTGGGTTCTTGTGATGCTCTAGTAGCAGATCATAAGCAGGGCTACTGTATCCAGGCGGGTATAGTGGAGTCATTGGCATTATACTATCTCCAGGAATTTCTGTGCTGTAATAGAATTATATTTAGTTATAGCTTCGGCTCTACCGAACAGAAAGCAGTTAACTCCTGATGCGGTGGGTATGAAGGTTCCGCCGATAGCATCGCCAACAGCAGGCCCAAACTCTCTGAACGGTGATACCCCCGGTATGCCGCCAAGAGTAGACCAGCCGACGCTACTGGCACCTGTCATTTCTGCTATTCTCGCTGATATTCTATATGCATACCCAGCTGTAGTAACAAATACTGGATTGGACAACTCTGGACTCGCATCATCACCAAGCAAGCCTGTTTCAGAAATAAGTGCCTCATTACTGCCTAGCCAACCATTCCCAGCAAACGTGTTCAGATAAGATAAAACAATGTTGACTGCTGCCCCATGGTTACCGTTGCCGCTATGGTCAATTAGAACTGAAGTCTGACTGAAATCCTCGTCAGCTTTGTAATACGCTAATACCGATCCGCTGTTATACAGATAAATATTCGCGGGGATACCGGTGAAATAATCAGCGCCATTTTTCAGCAGCTCAGATATAGTGCCAGAGTACGCAAAATCGAGCGTTACATATTTGCTGGCTGTTGGCGTAGGTGCGCCAGCCGGCAGGCCTGCTGCGTCACCTGCTGGCGAATACACATCCATCACTACACGGTCAACTGTCAGCTCGGGGATGGTGAAATAGTGATTATACGCAGCCTCAGCGGCTGTGAAATAGCGTGACAGAGCGCGTTTACGAAAGCCACCCAACGGCATGTTCATCACCCGCCCACCCGGGCGGGTTTGCATTGGCAAATTCATAACGTTCATAGCTTACTCCGTCCACGAGATATCACTATCCTGATCACCGCGCACCCATATCTCACCCTGCATGGCTGGATTATTGACAGTGTCTGCGCGATACCAGACGTCACCCGGCGTTACGACAACAGGTTTGACGTAGGCAACATCATTAATATCAACCACCGGAGCCGTTGCGCCGGTGTCGGTCAGCACGACATGCAACGCCGATTTTCCAGGGGCTTGAAACCAACAATCTTTTGTAACGTCCGCTTGCAGCCGGGTGTATGAATTAGCGACTACGGATTTTTTAACAGTGACAGCCATTGTGATGATTCCCCATAAAAAAACCGGCACTGACTGATGTCAGGGCCGGTTTATGAATAAATAATTTTTAGTGCTTTAGATCAGATCTGCTTACAGATAGCTATCCCGCCAGCTGTTCATGATGCGCTGTTTTACTACACCAGCTTTATCGATGACCAGCGAACGACCATCTGCGACCGGGTCGCCATTGCCGTCCAGCTTTGTCACCATTGCCCCGCCGCCTTCCAACGCCGTGACGCTGTAGCGGTTGCCCTGCCCGTCGCAGATTTCAACCTCTGCCGGCGGGCTGGTTTTAAACGCCTCGGCTGCATCCGGGTCCATTGGATGGGCCTGAAAGGCCCCGTTTTTCAGGACCAGATCGGTTGTGTTGTCGGATGGCCAGGAGGTGGGGACTGGGGATATTGTGCAATATGGTGCCGTAGAACTCCCACACGGATAATGATCAACCGAATGATAACCGTATTCAGTTCCAGCACACTGCCCTGATGACGCATCATACGTGCCGCCGATTAAACTACAGGCCTCACCTGCAGTTGCACCGTAGTAATATGATCCAAACCATAGCCCGGTCCGCCAATACTCTCCCTCTATATAATCATCCGGTACTGGCGGACTATCCGCATCTGCCCACCCATCCGGGGGCACATACTCATTACCATCCAACGGTGTCAGATCAATCTTCACTGCTTCACCGGTGGTGCAATCCACACCCTTAAACTGATCAAAGGTGTCGCCGACTTGCGCATTATCGGCATCCGATATCGACTGGTAGTTTTTCTTTTTTACCGTGCCGCTATCATTTTGCGCTGCATCCGATGCTTTATCAGCAGAATCTATGGGCGCATCATCTGGCACATCATCACCAGTAGCAATCTCTCCGTTGGCGTTAAGATAGGCCGCACCACGGGTTTTGCCGATCCGCGCTTTTGGCGCTGCGGGGCCCAGCCTCTGGTTTTCTTCAAATTCCGTTTTAGCAATGCGCCGGATAGACTGCACCAGGCGCTGCCGGGTTGATTCTGCTGTTTTACTCATAGCACTCACTCATAACATCTGCTCATAACATCTGCTCATAAAAAGCGCCTTCAGGGTTTAATGATTTGCAGCGGGTCATCAGGGATTAGCACATCAAAACTCTGCGCCCGCACCGCTTCACGTTCGTCTCTGTCAACGTCTGCAATTGCGGGCGTATCAACCACAAACGCGGTCGGGTATTGTTGCAGGGTCGCCACCTTGTCATAAAAATTATAATTTGTGATATAGCCGGTCCAGGTTTCATCAAACACTGGCGATGCATAGCTATTGCCGAGATGAACCCCTAATTTAACCGGCGCATTAGGCACCGCCTGATCAGTCGTATTCGGCTTAGCTGGCACTACCAACGGCGAATCACTATAACTACCCACCGCCGGTGCCCGACTCAGAACCAGGCGCAACCGGGTGGACCGGGTGCCATTTTTGCGGCTAAAGCTGTGCGTAACGCTTTGCACACCCGCCGTGCAATTCAGCACAGATGAAGCCACTGCCACTGCATGAATAATATCAATCTCTGCCCAGAGCTTTTTCGCCAGCAGGATATCAACATAGTTTTTACGATGCGCGTTTAGCAGCTCACACCGGTATTGATCTAATATTGCCAGCAGCGCTAATTCAAACTCCGCCCGATTGCCCTCTGCCGTGTCGGTTGCATCGATAATCCAGTCACCGTTTGGCGATTGCACCGCCGCCGCATCCGGCCCGGTGTAAACATCCATGCTATCCCATTCATCATCCGAGAACTCAGCAACCACGCCGTGAGACCGCGCAGAAGACGGGATATCACCCCACACCTCGACGGACTGAGGCGCTTTAAATGTGAGCGTGTATTTTTCAGTGATCGTTTGTGTAAAACGACTCGCCAGCGACCACTGCGCCGCTGCTGCATACCGCCCCGCATCCGGATTAACCCATCCGGTTTGTGTGCCGTTAACGTTATACCAACCGCCTGTCGGCACGTCTTCATACTGAACCGACCCGATCAGCGTCCAGCCAGTACCCTCAACCGCGGATAAGATCAGATCTTTTTGCGCCAGGGTAAATGGCTTCGCCATATAATCGGCCCAGTTGCCCGCCCCAGGGCTGGCCCACTGATAATCTAACTCACGATGACGCAGCCGGGTGTAACGATAATCAACGGTCACACTAATAGAGTTAACCAGGCTTTTTGCATCTTGCAGGGTGACACCCATGATCTGCCACGAGATATCCCCACCCGTCAACGTAAAATCTGCCGCGCCAACGGCCCACGGCACCAGGCGAAGCACGCCGTTTGCATCAACGCACAGATCCGCTGGCACCGTTTTTAGCAGGTCTGCCGCATAATCTGCGCCCTCATTATCTTCATAGAAGATATGCTTGCTCCAGCGACCGCCGATCAGTGCATTAAGCTGATTGCGCGTCATCGCATCAAGCCGTTTGTCTTTCAGCGTGCTGGCCACGATTGCCGTGCGACCGGATTCAAACTGATACGTAGGCGTTTCAACAAACCCGGTGAAGATTCGATCTACCCGGCCATCAGGCTGAATGTAATCGATGCTGACCGGCTGGTTAATAAATGCATCCGGATTAACCGTACCCACCTCGTTTTTAATCTCAAAACTGGCGGTGCGGTTTTGGCCGCGCTGACCGCTCACACTGACATCACCCAGAACCCGGCTGGTGATATCAACGCCATTCAGCATAACCACCGCTTCCCAGCGCTGCGCCAGCGTCGATTTATTCCACACCGAGATATTAAAACTCAGCAGCTTTCGCGCTGGTGTTTTTGCCCTGCAGTCAACAGAAAAGATTGTCAGCGCCCGCGCCGGGGTTTTTTGAATAAATGGAATATCAACTGAAAACGTTGTCAGCGCCCGCGCTGGTTGTGCATCAACCACTTCAACGGAAAAATCAGCCAGTTTTCGGGCGGGCTGGACATCAACTACCTCAACGCTAAACGTTGTCAGTTTCATATTACACCCCGTTAAGCAATTGCCCGCGCTATCACACCGCTAACCCAGGGTTCAATATCAGCACTCACCCCGATGGTTTCACGCGCGTTTGTAAAGCGCACATACACCTCAACCGCACCACTGACCCCGGCAATAATCTGATTACCCAGCGATAACGATGCACCCGCCACCGCCGAATCAAGCCCTAGCAATGTGCTGGCCAGCTTAAACTCAGTGACAACCTGACCACCACCCGGGTTATTATCGACCAGCGAAAAAATAATGTTATCAACGCCTGGGTTTGTTTCATCAACCACCTCAATCGTGCCGGTGTCGCCTGGGTCCGCTTCCTTATCCGCGAGATAAAACGGTAAATCCTGACTACCCTCGCTGTGATCAACATACGCAGAGAGAGACACACTTGCACCTACAGCGCTGGTGCATGCCGCATCGGTATATAACGTAAGCATAATTATCCTTTCGAATTAAAGATTAAAGCCCGCTGGCGGCGTCTTCTAACAGACTGGCCATCTGGCTATCAAAGTCTTCTTTAGTTTCAGCCGTGATCGAAAAGCCCTTATCAGTACCCGCTTTTTTAATTTCTAAAACGAACTTTTTAGCCGGAAGGTTTTGATCATTTGCGGCTTTCAAATCACCCTGCTTTGCACCCACAAAATCAGCAATATTCTTACTCATCTCCTCGGTGTTTTTCGCGGTCGCTTCAAAAAACTTAGTATCAGAATCGGTAAATTTAACCATGGCATAAGACTCGCCCTCAGCATCCTTACCTTTCTTGCGGCCTGCACTGGGGTTATCGATATCTTTATAACCAAGACCAGCCCGCTCACGCAGCATGAGAATCACATCTTTCATGCCCTGCACATCGTAAGTGTCACCCCCTTTCTTACTGGCCCGATATGACGCCTCAGCCTGCGCTAAAAACTTTTCAGCACCTTCACCAAAGCCATCCAATATCAAACGATTAGCCGCCTTTGCAGACGATTCAAACTCACTATTTGTCTGATAGTTTTTCTTCTCTTTCTTATCACCACCAAACAACTTGCTATACAAACTATCCTTATCTTTAGTGCTTGATTTAGCGGCCCTGACTTGATCTTTAATCAAATCAAGCCGTTTTTGCTCAAGATCGACAATAGTATTTAAGGTTTTTGTCTGACTATCATAGCCACCACTTAAATCACCTGAAGTTTTAACTGCCTTCTCAAGCGCCGCCGCTTCTTCCTCTTTTAAGCGCTTCTGCTCTTTCAGTTGCTCCAAATACTGCGAAGCTGTTTTAGTATCATAAAGCTCACCCGCAGCACCCAAGACACCACCATCAGCCAGGCCTGATACACCCCGTTTCATAGCGTTCATAGACGTAGCAGCCGCCTCGCCATACTTCTCAATATTGCTAGCCAGACCTGAAATCTCAGAATCTATATCAGAAATCTCTGACTTCAACTCACCCAGGCGCTCAGTTTTAGAGGTGCCAAGAAAATCAGCCATATACTTAACAGCAGTACCGAGATAACCCACAAACGGCGCAACCGCATCACGGGTTAACGAATCCCATGCAAGAGACAGATCTTTAATATCCTGATCATATTCTTTGAACTTTTCCAACTCAGATTCAGACAGCGCAACATCCATATCACGGTAAGCAGACACCATCTCACGGAACCGCTTACCATTATTTTCAAGCAATGGAGACAATCGAGCCGCATCACCCGCCAACGCTTCAAAGTAGAAGATTTGACGGTCTGCGCTGATATTCGCCTGATCCATCGCCTTTTTAACCGCGATTAAGGCTTCAGGGCCAGACATCCGCGCCAACGCATCAGCCGTTAAACCAACTTTATCGCCCACCTGCTCGAAAAAGTCAGCGAAGGCACCGCCGCCGGTTGAACGAAAATCACCCAACTTATCCTGAAAGTCTTTGAAAATATCAGCCGCTTTTTCAGCATCAATACCCACCGACTCAGTGGCATACCCTAACTCCTGAATCTGCCCAATAGTCATATTGGCCGCTATCGCCTGCGCCTCTAACTCACGCCCCAACGCTGCATTTTCAATGGCTACAGAATGAATCGCTGCTGCTGCCACGCCACCGATGGCAGCAATAGCACCCAAGCCCGCGGCCAACACGCCGCCCGCACTGGCCGCCCCCAGCATTTCAGAGGCAATACCACTTAACCGCCCGTCAATACCACCCAATGCATTATCAAACTGAGTAACAACCCCAGTACCTGACCGAAAACCAGAAAACATAGAATCGTTAGCTGCTTCAGCATTGCGCGCCGAACGTCGATGCATATTCAGCCGACGGTTGGTGTCATCTAAACCCGCTCCCAACTGACTATTATCAACCCGCATCACGGTGTCTAAATACGCTATCGGCCTTGTCATCATTTCACCATTCAGGCAATAAAAAACCCGCCGTAGCGGGTTGTTATCAATTTGTTTTTTAAATCAGCTGCCAGCGTTTTGCCCAGGCTATTTCTCGTTCTGCACAGCGCAGGCTTTCTTTCATATAATCATGATGCGCATGTGCAGCGCCTTCCAGCTGAACACGCTGCATTAGCAGATCGACCGCCTCCGTCAGCTTTGGCTGGTCCTGCAACGGCAACCCATCAGGCGAACCGCCTTTTTCAAGCCGTTCACCCCAGTCATCGACATCTAACCGCCAGGCGAATAAATCAATTATTTTCTGTTCATTGCTGACTGCATATTTTTGAATCGTCAGCCACTTTACACACAACTCATACGCCTGCATTAGCGCAGGGCTTACAACATTTCCACCTTGCACCGCAAAATATCGCTCGCGCATCTGCTGCCGGGTAAAGTCTGCGCCAGGCTCTGCAAACTTTGCCACCAATTTGTCATAACCAGACCGCGTTAGCACAATTAAACCACGCCCCGGCACATGCACACCCACGCCTTCAAAAGCGGCTTTATCGGCGGCATGGATTTTAAAATAATCCTCACCCAGCACAAACCGGGCCCGGTTATCATAAAACCGCCGATTGGCATGGCCTATTTTACGACCATGCGCCTCATCAACCATTTCAAAGGTGACCACCGGCTTATCCCAATAAGTGATTTTTGGCAGCTGGCCAACCCGGTCCTCTCTTTCTTTCAGCTGATCAGCCATCCAGTTAAAGGCATTGATATAAGCCTCCTTCACTGCCGCCGCTTTTTTACCGGTAAAACCCATCACCAAAAACATAAAGCCGTCTTTAGTCATCTGATAAATCTTAGAATTACGCTTAGCACCATTACCAATATCAATACTTTGAACATCAGCCGAAAAATTGGCTGATGCAAATTCAGGCGAACATTCAAGCCGCCCAAGCCTATCAAGAACATGCTTATGCTGTTTACCAAACGCCTCCGCCACTTTTAGCGATGTAGTGCGAACCTGGTCATTTGCAACAGAAATTATATCTTGCGGCTTTAGACTGATAGTCTGAATTGTTGATTGAGCGGTCATATTGACCTCCTGCATAGTTTTTTCGAAGGTAGGGGTGTCGGGAGGTTCGAAACGGCTATACAGAAACCGCGGGCTTATTTCCACAAGGGTATTATATTCACCACCCTCCCGGCCTAACGCTTAAGCACCCGTTACGGGAATAACAGGCACAAAAAAACCAACGCTGACGGGGCTGGATATCCGCTGTATAGAGGTTTCGACGCCTCGTTAGCGAACTATAGCCCCGCAGAGCTGGTTTAGTCAAACCACAAAACGTTATGATTAGCTACGGTGTTAAAATCTATTTTCAGACAGACAGGTCTGGCAAATAAGAAACCTGCTCCTCAAACAACTGAAAAGCCTTTCTTATATCCTTAAACCTCCTCTCTTCAAGCACTCCAGGACCCCGCACAGAAAAAGGACGTGAATAGTAACCCTCGTCATCCACCGCCAAGACAGCCACAGCACTCTTCCTAGGCTTACCATTTTTAAAAAACTCATGCACCGATATACCAGAAGATAAATCCACATGATATTTTTTCGCCAATATTCTATCAACGATTAGCTGCACATATGCATCATCAACCTGAGGAAGCCGCTCAACCTGCACAACAGATTCAATACCCCAATCTGGCACAGCAATCTTATTCAACTTAAACACTTTTACAGCATCCGTTTCATAACACCGAGCGCGCATCTCAGTTATTGCCACCTTAATAGGCGCAACCTTTCTAGACTCACCTGGATTAGAACCACCGTGATAAACGATCGTTATAATCTCACCAGCATCACTAGCAACTAACAACTTCTCGCGAAGCAAAACCAACGCATCATCAACCACCTCAAACTCCCTTTTATTTTATGACAAAATAAAAGAGATTAACCCCCAGCACGCTTTTCAGCAACCGCCTTGCCTGATCGAATAATATCTAAAACTGCCGCCTCCTGCGCTTCAAGACGATCTTTATCATCCATCGCATCCCATAAAGCGGCTTCACGGTATTCAGGGTTTTGCAACCGCTGATATGCACACCAGTAATCGAATACCATCTCAGGCATCTGTTCTAACATTTCAAACGGATTAAGATGCCCCAACTCTTTTGCCAGCCCGAACGCAAATTCTACCCCCGGGCTGGCGATCAGTTTTTTACCGCATCACCCACCTGATGTGGGGCATCCATAGCACTAAGAACTACTGTGCACAGCTGACTAATCAGCTTTGAATCATGATTTTTTGCCAACTCATCAACCGTGTCTGAATACAGCGGCTCACCTTTCGCGTTAACAACGCGATGCTTAACCACGGCTGCATCATAACGCACTTTAAAGTCTTCCGCCTTGTCGTCCAACGCCGCTAATTCTTCATGAAAACGAATACCCTGCAGCGCATTCAAACCGGTGAGAATATACACATCTGCACCCATAAACGACTTTTTAACCGGCTTACCCAGCCTGGTTTTTTTAGGATCGAATAAAGGCATAATTAGCTCCAACCCGGCTCGCCATTGATTTCAACGCTAAACTGCCCCTCAAGAGATTGGCCAATATTTGCAGTGAACGGCATATTCAGCACATACCCAGAGAAAGCCTCAACATCACCACTCGAAAGCACCTGACGGAAATTAGCCTCCACGCCCGTAGCCTTCGCCGTGTGCATTTCAGCCTGACCCACATCAGCCCGGTTGTACTGCAGAGTGCCGGAAAACTGACCCGCATCCGGCAAGCTGATAGACTTCTCTTTGTAAGTACTTGTCAGCACTGACTCATCATTAACCCCCGGTGCCACCTCCCCACGATTAATAGTTTTAATACCACCAATCGGCAACCAGGTATCCGGAGTAGTGAGACTCTCAATCTCAAACACCAAACCCTGCGCCGGAATAGAAATATTTTTGTTAGCCATGTTGCCGATCTCCTGATTTTACAAGCCACAAAAAAGCCCCGCAGATACGAGGCTTGTTTTTTTAAAATTTGAATTTAGTAGTTTACGAGATAACGAATATCAAGCCCGGTCCAGCTTTCTGTGCCGTCGCGGTCATATTCGAAACCCACCTCAACAGTATATTGATAAGCCTCGTTAGGCTGCGCTGCTGATTCAATCGCTTGCTGTACTATGTCACCCAACGCATCCAGCTTATCATCAACATCATTTTCATCCGGATGCATTACCCGAATAGCCAGCACCCCATTCATACCCGGCAAATCAGCATCGCCCTCTTCGAGATAGACACAAATCGCGGGTGTGTCGTTTTCGAGCTTCGCTTTTTTGAAAGTAAAAACCTCTGCCCCCGGCACAACACCGATCAGGTTTTTTACATGGTCACGGATTGCTTTACGCTGACCTGCATTCATGATTCAATCTCCGGCAAACGCGCCTCAGCCACTACATCAAGCTCAACGCCGTTCAAACGAAGATCAACAACCACATTGCCACCCGGCTTAATGGTATGAATGGCGATTGCCTGAACGCCATCAAGCGGAACACCATCAACCAACACCTGAGACCCTTTCGCCTTGCCATTAGACACAATTCGAACATTGCTTTTTTTCATAACCCTTCACACCTCGTATTTACTCAACCGCCACTTGAGATCATGAATTAAACGCCGCTCGAACCCTTGGCGCATTTCACGTTCTGCCGCTTTTGGCGCGATGACATCAACATGTTGCTGTATCTCGATGCGCACGACATCGACGGGCAAACGCGCAGTCCCGGTACGCTGAAACACATGCAACTGGTTGTTAGTCCCCCGAGCAATAAACGCATTGGAGTACTGCCGTTTTCCGGATGTTTTAACACCTTTACCTTTCCGCTGACTCCAGCCACCTTTGCCGGTATCTTTTGCATTGAGATCAATCACTGAAATGCCGCGATAATATGACCGCAATCGAGATTGCAGCGTTCTGGCCGTAGAGCGTTTAATGTATATCCGTTTGCGGACATACTTTTGCGGCACATTTATCGCTTTAGCCACCCCACGAACGGTGCGCGTTTCTGATGCTTTGATGGTTTTATTCAGCGCACTGGATGCTGCACGAGGCACTTCAATCGTTTTATACGCGCTTAACTTGCGTTTCAGCTGATCAATCTGCTGGTCATACGACATCAACGACATACACCACCCCGCTATGCTTTTTTAGTGACCGCCCAGGTTGGCATAAATCCATCATTGCTGCGCTCTTCCCGCAGGGTGTACACCTCACCGGAACCGGTAAACGTGACGGTATAGCCATTTGCCAGCGCCACCGGCGGCGCTGGGATGCTGATGTGCGTTTCTGGTGCGGTGCCATAACTACCGAACGGAACCACATCTTTATCCAGAATCGCCTGCACCGGGTAATCGGCTGCACCATCATTCAGCGTGGCAGCATCACCCAACACATCCGCGATATCAGCATCAGCCGCGCTCAGCGCATCATCAAAATCACTCATCACCCGGTGCCTGAGTCTTTTTTACAGCAGACGCACGCGGCACGACTTCAGCCGGTGCCTTTTTCGCAGCTTTTGAATCTTCAGCCAGGTTGCTGAAACTCCACTCAGCACGGCCACGGGACACCATCTCAGCGGAATCACGCGGGGTAATGCCCGCCGCTTTCAAGTCATCCGGGGTATATTCACCCACCGCCAGTTTGCCGGCCCCCGTCACTTTCAGAATTTTCATACAAACCTCATCATTAATCAGACCGACTGGCCGTTATTGCACGTTGATACCACCAAACACAAAGCGCATCACCAGCGCCAGCACCAGCAGCACCGCCAACACCCACCACAGCCAGGCATACCACACCAAAAACCAGACGTTATGCAGTTGCAGCCAGCCAACCAACAACCGACACACCACAGCACCCACAAACGCCCCCGCGACCCACTGCCAATGCAGCGCCAGCCACATCCAGACCAACATCAGATATTTCATATAACACCTCACAGAGAGCGTTTACCGAGAGATAAAAGCCCCAACGGGTGGGGCTTTTCGCTATCGATTTAGTTAACGGCTATTCGATATGGCCGTCAGCTTTCAATGCCTTACGGGTGGCAGCAGTCACTTCAGATTCGGGCAGTGTTTCGCCCTTCTTCATAAAGAACTTTTTCTTACCGTCTTTGCCGTCAGCAAAGCGCACGGTTTTGGTGAAAGTCATCAGCTTTTCAGCGGGTGCTTTTGTTTTTGCATCTGCATCTGCAGCCTGCTTGGCCTCCAGCGACTCAAGCCCATCTGTATACAGCAAGACCAGATCACTGTCTTTATTGATAGGTATATCACCTACCCCAATACCAAGCTCTTCCGCCAACGCTTCAATTGCCGCCAACTGCGCCTCAGCGTCCAGCGCTTTAAATTCTTCTACTGTCATAGACATGTTTTTTACCCTGCTTTATGTTGCATTCCACACAAACAATAAAGGCGAAGCGCGGGTGCACTTCGCCTTTTGTTTAATCAGCGAGATTATTAACCGACAGTAACGACCACAAAGTCATTAATATTCATCGGCACCATCAGAGGTGAAGACTGAATCATGGTGTACTCACGGGCTGGGTCACCATCTGTTATCCAGTTGCGCGGGTAACGATCAGTCATAGTCATGCCTTCACGCACAGCATGTGCATCTTTAATAGCACCGTAGGCCCGCACACCCTGATTTTCAGTGTTACCCATCACCAGACAGTAATCCGGCAGATAGCGTTTTTTAACACCGCCCTCAGTGTAGTAATGTTGCGTTACCACGATTTGCACATCACCAAACCAACCTTTAAAGCTGACCGTCTCGCCAAGATTTTTAAGGGCCGTCTCCAACATAGAGGTACTGCCGCGACGCGTATCCAGCTTTTCCTTAACCGCTTTAAACCCATGAAACAGCGCCCAGGTTTTTGAGTCCATCACAGCGACGTTAATCAAACCATCAGACTCACCCGCCCAGGTTGTCATGTCGTCGGTTGGGTCATAGCTATCGACCGCTTTACCCGTCCACACCTCACCCACACCCAGCGTCACATTGTTAGCCGCAGCCTGACCAAAATCGACCTGCTGCGCGGGATAACCCTCACCCTCGACGGTATAGCCACCACTAATGATTGCATCTACCGCCTGCTTTTCCTCATACTGCTGAATCGCCAGATCTTCTTTGATCATATTGTCAGCAATTTGCGCCTCCCGACGCTGATCCATTGACAAAGCACCATTCAGCCGCTCACCAGCCCGACGCTTCATCAGCTTTTGCGGGTCGACTTCATGCTTTGGCTTAACGTATGCCGCTTTGAACGTCCGCGTTTTATAGCCCTGATCTGCAATTACTTTACCGCCCACCACTGGCGATACCGTCACAGCGATATCAATGTTTTCATCCAGAGCATCCAGCTTAATCTCTTCAGACTCAGACAGAAAAACTTGCGGGAAGAACAGCGCCAGAAACAACGCCTGAAACTTCGATTTTTTTTCTACAACGCCGAGCAGATCGGCTGTACCAAATGTATCCATTGTTCGTTTCTCCAGAAACAAAAAAGCCCTGAAAATCAGGGCTTAAATTCGATTTATGTTAAGCGGATTTTTTAGCCAGCGGTCTGCACACTGATCGGCGTGCCAGCAAAGGCCAGTGACTTTTGCAGCGCAGTGGCAGCACCCCAGACAACCAGATCAGTATTAAAACAACCGGACTTGTAAGCCTGCGTGACCACTGCACCACCGGTTGCATCTACTGCTGCCACCGTCATACGGGTGGCCACTTCAGAGCCATCAGCGGCACCCGGCGCCCATTCAACAAACTCACCGGTTGCCGTCAGTTGGCCCAGCGGCGTCAGCGCTGCCAGATCTTCACCAGACGCAATTGTAATTTCAGTGGTATAAGCTGGCTCGCTGGTCGCAAACCGGGTATCCGGGGTATAAGTTTCAAGAGTCATTATTCATCACCTGTTTGATGTTCATTAAACGCACTTAAAAATGCGCAGAAATCAGCGCTTATTTATCGCCGGTTACGCGCTCATAGCTGGCCAGCAATGTACCGCCTGCTGATTCAGTCACTTGCTGATCTGCACCCACATTTGGCTGCTGCTCATTCGCCATCGCTGACGCCAGAGCATTACTCATATCAGACGGATCGGTCGCACCCACCACCGGCACCGTGGCCAGCGCCGCTTTGGCATCTTCAACACTCAATTTAGTGTTAAACGCCAGGTGATTAGCCGTCGCTTCACGGCCCTTTGCTTCATCACACTGCATGATGCCAGCGATGCGCGCCTGCATTGTTGCAGCAGCATCTGGCTGATCGACCTCAGCCGCCGATTGCTGCGCCGGTTGTGCTGCAGGCTCAACCACCGCCGCTGCTGGCGCATCAGCACCCGCCGCAGGGCCGCCCTGTGCAGGCACTTGCGCCTGCGTTTGTACGTCTTGTGTAGACATATTTGCTCCTATCGAGATTGTTCTGCCCTGCGAGGACAGATGTTCAGAAAAAACAGATACCGCATCAATGCCGTTAACCAGCTCATCCGCGAAACCCACATCAACCGCCGCTTGCCCGCGATAAGTCGCGGCATCGGTGGCTAATACTTCAGCTGTGCTCATGCCGATATGTCCGGACACCAGCTCAGCAAACTCATTGCGCAACGCATCAGATTCGCTCTGAAACCGCGCCAAAACATCAGCCCCGAGCGCTTCATAGGGGTTGCCATCAATCTTATGCGCACCGGAGTGGATGAGAGTGACTTTATAGCCATCCTCTGCAAGCTTTTTAGACATATCCGCGTGGGCCATCACGACACCGACCGAGCCCGCAACGCCCGTTTCATTAATCAACCGTCGGTGAGCTGAACTAGCCAATGCCATGCCTCCACTGCAATTCATGTCATAACAGAGCGCCCATAGTTTTTTACCTGATGCGTCCGCCAGCTCTCGCAGTTTTCGGGATGTGTTAAAACATCCAGACACCTCACCGCCCGGCGTGTCTAAATCAAGCAGAACGCCTTTTATCTCAGGGTCTGAAAATGCATCTTGCGCCCGATAGATAATGCCGTCATAACCCGTCATCCCACTATAGGGCTTAACGTTGCCGGTTTTATGCGCCAGCGTCCCAGATATCGGCAACACCGCCACACCATCAACCACCTCATACGGGCGGTTACGCCCCCGATCAGACGACCAGGCCGCCGCAGACTGGCGCATTTTCTCACCGGTTAAAATAACGCCCTCATTATCCTGCAACTCAAAAATACCCAAGCGAGGCGCCAGCGCACTAAAGAAAGTGCGGGCATAACCTGGCTCCAGTAGCAGCGGCGTGTTCAACACCCGGCTGGCAATGTGTGCCATATTATTCATACAGCAACCCCGCAGGATTCAGGATTTAGCATACCGCTGGCCATCTGCCGACGACGGCGGGCACACTCGCGGGCGCGGGTAGGTGTTTTTTTAGCAATGCGATTGCCACGACCCACATGCAAAGACTGACCACCATCAATCATCCGCGCAGGCACACCCATCGACATCAACGCGTTAATCAAACCCATTCGATTTAACATACATACCCCCTAAATTCAGGCATAAAAAAACCCGCCGTAGCGGGTTGTTTTGACTCTATTTAAAGCAGCGATTACGCAGCAGCCTGGTCTTCTGCTTTCTGATCTTCCTGGGCAAAGTTATCCACCTGCATCCAAGCCGGACGCGGCAAGCCAGCCGCCTCACGCTCTTTCTGCTCCCTTACCTGCTGCTTAAAGACTTCCTGATAATCCTGCCCCATCTGCGCCAGCTCTTTCTCGTATGTACTAAAACCATACTCGACGCGCAGAATAGCTTCCTTAACATCTTTGAGCCCGTCGATTGCCATACGACCAGTGCCGATAAACCCACAATTGCACCATGCCCCACGGGCCTGATAGAAATCACGAGTAGCACCTTTCGGCAACTTGAGCTGCTTGCTGTGCAGCAGATCCTCCAGCACCAGGCTGAAGATAACCGCGCCTTTGCGGGCCGGTATAATCTTCCGCCGACCCATAAAATAACGCCACTGCTCCAACATTGACGCCCGGGCCGTACTGTATGAAAGCTTTGTGAAGTCTTTTGACAACCCCTCTTTCGACAGATTAAGCCCGGCAGCAATCCAGCCCAGCACGCCGCTTTCTAACTGCGTGTATCCGTTGTCAGCATTACCGCTGGTATGCAGATTCAGCCGCTCATTCGGCATCAGCTGCAGCGCCTTCACACCATCACCGATGTTTAAGCCACCGTTGCGAAATTCATTAATAGCCAGCATGTATTTTTGCAACATTTCAGTAGAGTTTTCACCACCAATTAACGCCGCTCCCGCATCAGGCCCAAGATCAGACTCAAGCGATACCGCATACATTGCGTTTACAATCGCGTTTTGCAGTGTCGTGTGGTGAAGCTTTGGCAGAATTTGTAGCTGTTCCAGCACTGATAAAAACTGGTTTGCGCCTCGCGTCTGCCCATCTTCCGTCGGCTCAAACGTATGAATGATTTTAGGCCGACCCCAGCCGGTATCACGCGCCACCCGCTTCCAGGTATGCCCCATACCATCGCCCATGCCGTAGTATGAGCTATTACCCTGCCGGATATGGTAAGCCAGCGCTGCGCCGTATTGGTCAGATTCAACACCACCCCGCACCAGGTCACTATCTGCCCCGTTACCAGGGTTTGAAATACGCTTCGGTGATATCTGCTTAATCGCTGTATGAATCAATGACCCCGGACGATCTATCCACTCAGCTGAACAAAAATCCTCACCCAGCCGCGTGTGAACACTCACCGTTTCACGCATGATCATCGTAAAGGTGCGTTTGCGTTCTGCATCCAGATAGCAACCAACCGGATCCTCTGCGACTTCCTGCCAGATCTGCTCCACATCACGAATAAACGCCAGCGCCTCAACTTCTTTGACACCCAGCGATTCCCACAACGGCTTATAACTCAGCCGAAAATTATCACCGACGATGTTGTCAACGTGCAGCTGAACACCGTTAGATGCGAATGCGTTATTGCGCACTACATCCTCAGCGCGAGCATTGCCCATTTTCAGATCAGGCAGCAGCGCTGCATCAGCTGTTTTTAACCCCGGCGACCACCGCGCTAACTGTCCACCATGCCCGACACCAGCCCCTTGATAAGAACTCATCTGCTGCCGCAACGGCTGACCGTCAAGCCCCTCAATGGGTCTGAATGTTGTCATAGAAAAACCCCCATCGGACGACGCAACTGAGTGACACCCAGCTGCGTTTCGAGAGACTGAATATACTTTTCAAGATCAGGAAGATTAACCGCCGTGTATTCAACAGACCGCCCATCTTTCTGCACCTTTACCGCCTTTCGGCCCGTCAGCAGCGCGTGCTTAGCCGCCCGCGCTTCATCAAGCTGCGATTGAGTAGCCATTATTTACCCCTGATTTATCGATTCATCATGCGGCCCAACTCAGCCAGCGATAACTTTTTATCCTGAGAACCAGACGGTTTAGACTGAACCGCCGCAGACTTAAACGGATTAACCGTCACAGGCTTGCTTTCCTGGACCAGATCGCCCGCCTCTTCGACCTCATACACCTCATCAAAATCCGGACGGTTATCAATCACCGTTACCAGATCGTCCGGCGCGTTATCACCAAGCAGATCGACCTGCATGAGAGATGCTTGCTGATGGTCCCACCAGTCATGCTTTTTAAGGTGCAACTTTTCAACCATCGCAGCATGTGTTGCATACACCTCACAGTCCCACGCTTCGATAGCCGTGCCTGACTTTTGCTGCCACACCATTTTTCCGCGCTGTGTTCGCGATGGCGCTTTGATCTCACCAGTCATCTGATCATAGTAATCAGCCCGCACCGATTCATAATAATGAATACGATTCGGCCCCGACCCTGACAACTTAAGATGCCCTGATATCAAGTCTTTTGCGGCCTGAGTGCCCACCCGCCAAACTTGCAAACCAAATTTATCAGCCTTGGTTTTCTGACTATTGATATCCATCCGCCGAGGAAGCGTGACGATCGGCGCATCAGCAGAGGTTGCCCCCTTAATCGCCATTAAATTTAAACCACGCCCACGACGACTACGCACATAGTGATAAGTCGCTCCCTGAGTAACACCATCACTAGTATCTAACGAAGCAGACTTGATGCGCACAACCGCACCAATTTCATGCCGATATGAACCAAATAGAATGCGATCTAACTCACCCCAAACAGGATCATTAATATCGTTAATATCGTTTTTGGCATAAATTTCTGTGTAACACACCAGCCAGGATTCAAGATCACGCCCCCAGGCTTTCACTTTTATCGCCAATCGATCACGCTGCACGTCAACGCCTGCTGTGAGAAAAACACCCCCACGCTGAACAACCAACTCAGGATAATCCTCAGCTTTTGCTCTCAACTCATCAGCACTGACGTTATCGCCTTTATACTCGTATGCCTGCCCCAGTTTTTGGTTAGTAAACTTGATCAGTGAGTTTTCATTGCCTTTCTCAAACTCAGCCTTTGCCGACAGATAGTCTTTAACAACATCTGCTAACGAGGTGCCAGGCATACACACATACAATTCTGAGAGCCCCATAAAACCAGCCCGCCCGGTAAACGTAGCCGTAGGCACCCAACCCGCATTAACATCACCTGCATCAAATGCGTTAAAACAGGTATTACGGATATTCTCCTGCCGCTGGTAATCATCCCATTCCCAACCACAACAAGGGCAGCGATAGACAGCCGAATCTGGCAGGGCCCGACCATAAACCGGATGAACCTCTGTACCCTCATCAACTGAATCCCAATGAACATTATCCCAGTTCAAAACATGCGATTCGCCGCAGTTATGACAGACAACCGGCAATACCCGCTTATCAGTCTGATCAAGCCGCGCTTCGGTTTTCGACAACCCTTTTACCGCAGGCGTACCGCCCACGATCAGCATTGAGCCGATAAAACGCTTTAACCGTTCTTCAATGTTGCCGATCGCATCACCCTGACCCGCCACGTTATCAGCAGTATCATCAGGTTCCTCAACAACACCCACCCCCACTTTTGAAGTGGACTTCACGTTACCGGGAGAGTTAGACCCAACCAGCTTTATAAACCCACCTGGGTATGTGCGGTTATCCCAGCGCGCTCCAGACTTGCGCGAGGTACTGACATCCATCACATCAGTGACAGAGCTATTCGCCTGCGCCGTTGGCAGAAACTTCTCATCGTGGAAGTTTTTAGCGTCGCCAGTTTTCGCAAACAGCGCAATTATCGGACACGGATCATATTCAGATTCAGAAATAACTTTGCAGATAAACCCAAGCAGAAAGAAAGTCCAGCCGATCTGTGCAGCCTTCATCAAATCAACTTCTACAACATCAGGGTCATCAAGCGCAGCGCAAACACCAATAAAATACGGCGTATAGTAAAAATCGTATTCCCCAAAGTCAGGCAAGACATATTCAGTTTCAAGAAACTCTTTAGTGCTTTTCCTCTTCGGAAGCGTCAGCAACTCCGCCGCTTTCGCCGCTACTCGCGCCAAGTTTGAGCGCATAGCCTCTAACTCGGTCGATAGCAGTTCCAGCATGTTTTTCACTCAACTCTTTCGGTAAATCAATATCAAACTGGCTTTTCAAATCATCCCGCAAGCGCTCAAAAGCCCGACGGAACTGACCAGCCGAATAAATAGCCCAATCAGACAGGAACTGATAAGCCTCTTCTTCGTGAATAGTGGTTGAAATCTTCTCGTTGTACTCAAGCCGCATGATTGCGGTTTTCACTGTTTTCTCTTCATAGGTCGCCTTGGCAACATCAACCTGATCTTCACCACCACGACCAGCGGCCTGCTGCCTGAGCTGATCACAATACTGGTGAAGCCACTCCTGATAAGTGCCATTTTCAGACAGATTTTCTTTCTTAACTTGACTGCTAATCGCCTGCTGAGAAACACCAACCAGATTCGCAAATCCGGTTTGACTAGCCTTCTCATCTAACTTCAATACAGACATAAATCACCCAAGTATCAGACACTTATCACCACTCAACTATTACCACCACAACCCCCTATAGCCCCAGAAATCTGCAAATAATCCGCGCAGCAGCAGGCCGTACAGAGCAATCCGTCCCAAAGGACCCGCGCTGTTTCTAGCCTTCAGCCTGACTGACTACTGCCCATCAACAGAAAGATCATCTAAACGCCTATCACGCCAGGCACGCAGGCCAGCAAATCTGGCATCACACTGTTCAATCACATCTAACAACGGCTCGATGTATTCAACGGCATCACCGTAGAGATCAACCGGCAGCACTGGCGGGATACATCCAGCCAGCAGATCAACCGGGGGGAGATCCGCTATCGATTCCCGCTTGACGATGTATTCTGTCCCGCAGCCTGTTAGCAACAGACAGAGGCAAAGCAGTGTTAGCACAGACTTCATCTTTCAGATCTCTCTTTGTTTGTTGCTGCGATGCCAGGCTTTTGCGGTGCAGATCTCTGTTCTGCTGATTCACACGGGCAACCAATGCCTGATCCCATAGATGCCGCTCATGCTGCTTCTGCAGTTCAACTTCTGACGACTGAAGATCTGCAGCGAGCTGATCACGCTCAGAGGCTAATGCACCGATCTGCTCTGACTGCTGCTGATACAACCAACCCAAACCAAGCACAGCAACAGTCAGCGCAATAAAAATACCGATTGCTAAACGATTCATAGAATCACCTATTTAGTAAACCGAGAAACAAACCAGCCCGCTATTGCCTCACCCCTTGAATCCAGGGCGGCAAGTATCGGCCAGAACATAAATCCCAACCCAAACAACGCACCGTCCCGGCCCGGCATATCAACCGGAAGGTTTGGCCCAATCATGTTGACCGTAAAGCCACCCAACAAAATAAAAATAATAAAACCCTTCCAGTTGAGCGGCTTACCCTTGCTTGAATGCTGAAACAGATAGTTAGCACCCGCCCCCATTCCGCCGGGCAGACCATAGGCGAGATAGCTTTTCAATATCTCAATAGCGTCCGCGAGAAATACTTTCATCCGTGCCTACCTACTGAGAGTGATAATTTCAAATTCTTTAGCTGCGCCAGCATGATGATGCAAACAAAGACATCAAACATTGCCCACCATCGCCCCAGCGCACCATATCCACACTCTTGTGACAACACGGTTACCACGCACAATCCAATGCAAAACAATGCACTCAGGGCGATCAACACCACCTGATGCTGCGCAAAATGGGTTAACCGGCGATGAGGGTTAGCTGCATCCAGCACCAGCCAGACATGCCCGCATTGCCATAAAACATAAAAGCAAACGCCGCCAACAATAAAATAAATTAGCTGCATAACCCTGTCTCTTTAAGCCATTGCTGAACATCAAACCCCGGGCACGTCTTATGAGGATTAACTTCATAATGCCCATGAATCGAAACACCGTAACGCTCGATATAATCCGCGCACACAACCCGCAAAGTCTCCATCGCTGCATCAGTAAACTGATCAGTGCCTATCAGACAGATACCCACCGCATCCGCATTATTGCCAGCCGCCTGACTGGGCACCCAATAATCAGGACGCCCCCGCTCAAACTCACCATCAGGCTGAATGACGCCCGAATAACCAATGCCATCCCAACCACGATCAAGGTGCCACTGATGAATCTCTGCTGCCGGTACAGGTTTAAAGTTAGACGTAGCAGCACAATGAATAAACAACCGCTTTATCTGACGCATAACCACCCTCCAGCCATAAAAAAGCCCGGCACAAAGGCCGGGCAATAAGCAAAGTACAACAGCTCAACTACTAACACGCCAAATCGTAGGCATAAAAAAACCCCGACCAATTGGCCGGGGTTCTGTAGACGCACTGATGAGACGTTACGGAATTTATACTACTCAGGGTGCACGGTGTAAAGCCCTTTTTTAATCCGTTGATATTTTTTTCAACAATGACTCTCTGATTTTCTGCTTGCGCTTAGGTGCTTTCAGATAACACAACACCAGATTTTGCGCATGAATCAGCCGCCGGCGGAACGTATGCCGCCCGCATCCCACTGCGCGCGCCCGCTCCTCGACCGTTTTGCACACCTCAATATATTGCTCAACAATCACCGCCCTCGATTCACCATCAATCTGATTAACCGCTCTATCGGTGTCGTAGACGAAATCCGGCATATCAACGCCTTTAGCTGTACAGCGGATCAGCTCCCCCTGATTTTGAATCAATGCCGCCAGCATTGACGAACACCCCCCGCCAGCGCCATCACGCTGCCCAAGGTGCCACTCACCCCACGCCACCAGACGCCTATCAATCTGCTTGTTGATCACTGTTCCCGCAGCAACCTTAGCCTGATAATCCTCATTCTTACGCCGCTTAGCTAACCCACGTTCAGCCAACGCCAACATCGCCTCACTCATACCCTATCCCCTTGCTTGTGTTGTTATCGCCTCAGCAAACTCACTGAACGGAACCCGCTGAAGAAACAAATATCCAGAGCCCAAATCACTCACATCAACGCAATCACCTTCAGCCCTGCGCAAACGATATAAAATCGCCTTCTTAACCAACCCCCGTTCAATCGCGGTTAACTGATATCGACCTGTAAACTCATCGACAAGATCAGCAACATCCTCACCATTAAACGCCCGCCCCACCCCCTCCTGTTTCGCGTCCATCACCTCCACCCGGGACCGCACCTTCCGGCCCCGCTCATTACTCAGCACATATCGATTACCCGTCATGCACTCACCCTCCCCGTTTTCACATGATGAACAACGCTATCAACCAGTTTCGACTCCCAACCCCGCTGTGATAACTGAACCTCTGGCCTGTCAAGCCAATAGCGAATCAACTCCTCAACAATCAGCCCTCCGTCAGCGTCTGAAATTGCACCCACATCAACACCCCACCGTTTTACCTGCTCATCAATCCACTCATGCCCAATCGGCTCCCAGGACGGAAACATCGAAAATACAGATTCAGCGTTATGTAGAGAGAGAGTCTCCGACTCTCTGATATGTGCCGGGTTTTGATTTTTTGGTGTGCCGGGTTGTGTGTCGGCTTTTGAAGATTCACCATCTGCACCGCCAGTAATAACAGGGCTTTCAGGCTTATTAACATTATCTGAACCTATGCCGGGTAACTGTGTCGGCTTAGTGTCGGCTTTTATTTTTGCGGAAGAATTCAACCGAGCAACCAGACACTTAAACACCAACCGGTCACCATCACTTTTAATCGTGACCAACCCGCGCTTAACAAGATGCTCAGCCGCCCGCCGGACCTGCGCCTTACTGGGCAACACCTCTTTAATACCCGGCGCAGATTCAACCCGCAGTTCACGCGCCAGGCCGTGCCAGCTTATCTTTGAAAACCGCCCAACCAGGCCAGAATCAAAATCCATCTGAGGACGTATACCAAACACATACAGCTCACGCACCAGCCACGGCGCACCATAAAGCGCTGAAATCTCATCAGGTGATAAATAGACACCCGCCATATAATCCCCTTGCAGCCAAACCAAAACCCGGCCTATAATTCATCTGCTTGTGTTGTGAGGGTTAACCCCTCGCCACAGAAAAGCCGCTGTTCCCGCAGCGGCTTTTCACCTTCTACACAGCCCGGCACTGCTCCAGCCAGAAATGCTTGTTATCCAGTACCGACCGATTCAACTCATTCAGATTATTGCCTGAGTTATCCAGCGCCATATCACCCGCCACAAACTCAACCCCATCCTCAGTTGAATGCGCCCGCACCGGCTCAACACCCTCACGCGTGATATGAACCACCACACCACCCAGATCACGCACCCAGGTAGCCTCAGCCTCAGTACGCACATCAGAGACAACCACAAACTGAGTGGGCGGCAGCGACTTAATACGTACCGCCAGGCGCTTAATCCAAACATCCTCACCAAACACAGCCCGACCGCACTCAGTACCGATCAACTGCATTATCTGCCGGGGAGACATACCCCACTCAGAGATAACCACCTCTTTCAATTCCCGGGCATTCATCTGCTGATAATCTAAACCAAACATAGCCATCGCCGTGCTGCGAATCGCATCACCAAACGCCACCTGAAACGCCATATCATGCTCAGTCAAAATCCGCGCCACTGTATCTTTACCGCACCCCGCCGGGCCTGTTAAACCGATTATTCTCATTGATAAATTCCTGATAGTTTCATGACATAACACTGAGATCACCGGGACGCTTCGCGCCCGGTATCATTATTGTTATGCTTCCTTACTTTTAAAACGAGCGCCTAAATAAAGCTTTCCGTAAGCTCTGCCACCTGCAGGCAACTGCCATGAATATTCGCCAATAGGTTTCGCTCCTCGCTTTAAAACCAACCCTTGCTTTTTTGCCGATGAGGGTGATTTGATATCCAGATATCTAGGGATACAATCAATTTCACCATCACACAGATCAAGCGGCTCATCATTAAGTAATGCCTGACAAATCTTAATTGTTTTCGCTAGTTTTTCTTTCGTTTTTTTATCCATATCAATCTCCAAAACATAACAACGGCAAGCATACCGCTGCGCTGGACAGCCTACTGGCAGACCGTGTTGCAGGGGTTATGAGCTAACAACCTGCCCAAGCTTTTTGCTGTACTCTGTGTAGCATTCAATCTTATCCATCTTCATAACAATGGCGCTCAGATTTGGACGTAAATCTATCCCGTGTTTTGCTAGATTCTGAACGCTACCCAGCAAATCCTGCCATTCAGCTTCAATTCGCTCTTTATTGCTGGTTGGCAGATCTCTCTGCTCATTAATTCCAAACCGGATAGCCTTTGATACCTGCTGCTGCAACTTTAAAAAATCTAGCGACATAACAAGCAGCTCTTGAGCTACTTCACCAAGCTCCTCTTCAAAAACCTTTAATGCATTCTGATCTTCTGTCACTGTCGCTACCTCTCTACAACTCAATCAAGCCGCCCTAACAAACACCCGGCAAGCCACCACCTTAAACACCGTCGGATCACCGCCCTGGGAATACTGTTTCACCACCGGCATCGATCTGAAATCTAACTTACTGCAATCCTCTGCCTGCTTCGCGCAGTGAACGCACATAGAGCCCTTCGGGTGATACAGATATGCAGCCATCACTCACCCCCGATCCGCGCCTTACCTTCCGGCCCGGCATCCGGCGCTATCTCAGCCAACTGGGCATAGCTATCCCGCTGCAGCCGTTCAGCCTCAGCCAGACATTCAAGAATTTTTAGATTATTCGCCTGAACCCGGCGAGAGATATCACTATCATCAGACAGAATTTTCTGATGCTTCGCGTTCACTTCAACTTGCAGTTGTTGCAGCAGATCCTCCAACTTAAAACCAGAGGGATTTTCAGCACTCATCAGCACCGACTTAGAAGAAACAACTTTTTTAACCGGAGAATCAAGAGGGTTACCCAGCGGAATAACACCCTCCTCCGGACACTCCTCGAAATACATCACCAGGTTAAAATGCTCGATAACACCATCGTCATTTTCAAGCCCTTCAGGGTGACAATCAGCAAGACAAACTACCGTCTCAAGCTCAGCATCATCCACCCCAGAAACATCAACATCTACCCCGGAATACAGCGCTAAATCAATAATCATCACTTCGCCCTCCGATAATGCTCAACCATTTTGGTCAACTCAGCCTGTGCCCGGTCCAGATCTTGCTGAAACGCCTCCAGCCGGGCAAACTCGATATCATCAACCTCACCATCAGACAGCGCTTGCGCAACATGGTCAGATATCGCAGATGACTTGCTTCCCAAACTGCTAAACACTTTCAGCAGATCCAGATCACCCGGCACCGCCGCAGCCTTTTCAGCATCAACCCACACAACAGACGCCAGATGCCCAACCGCCTGCAAAATATGAGTATCTTTAGTCACCTCAATAATCAGCTCGATGTCATACGGGTTGAGATAATGCGTGTGCACATCAGGGGCCAGTTTCTTCTGCCACACCTGCAACTTTTCGCGAGACACCCCCGCTGCATCCAGAAAGCTTTTCAGCCCCTGCTGATAATCATAAACCGCGTGATAACAGGCCATTTGCAGACCATAAATCACACCGTCATCATCAAATCGTCTTTTCCTGCCCACGTCCTCAACCCTCCTGATAACACCGTTTTAGTGTTGCAAATAACACGTATAGTGATGTTTATGCAGCTTGATCACCGAATATATCGCGCCGAAATTCAGACGCACCCAAACCAGTATGCTGACTGAGATCGCGAGCCATAATCGCCCCGACCTGCTTCCCATACAGAAAAACCTGACGGAGATACCCGGGCGATGTACCCAACACCTCTGCCAACTGATCCTTCTGACTTTTTTTAAGGCCACGCCAGTAATTAACCAACACAGCAGAGCTATTTTTTTTCGCCATAGCATGTACCTCCGAGGTACATATAAACACATTAATAATGTACCTGCAAGAGCATGTACCAAATCAGTACAGATTCTTACAATGGAAGACTACAAAATGGCACAAAAACCAATGACTGATATCAACGACATACGGCTAGACAACACCCGCCAACTGGCTAATAAACATTGCGGATCATTAGCTAAATTCGCTGATAGAATAGATCGCGTACCAACTCAGGTAAGCCGAATTATCGGCAAAAACCCAACCAAAAAAATTGGCAACCGCCTGGCCCGCCACATAGAAGAAAAATTTAACAAAGAGAGCGGGTGGTTAGACCAGGTGCACCGCGAAGAAAACCAGCAAAGCGAAAACTCCATTCAAGAAAAACCAGCGCTATACATGGCACTCACCGGCACAGCAGACCAACTTGAACTACTTCGCTCAGTTATCGAAACAATAGAAACAATACTCGAAGAAGAGGAGATAAAATTATCTCCCGAAGAAAAAGCCAAATCAATCATCGCATGCCTTCAGACCTGCGTGAAACGCGGCACCAACTTATCCGCAGATAAAGCCATTGCCGCTACTGCAATTCAAGCCGTCATTTGACAGACCGCCTCATCTTCAGTGCATGATCATGCACAGATAAACGCCATTCAAACAGAGCAGCCACCTTCTCAGCCCTATCCACCATTGTCTGAATACGACACCACCGCTCAATTAGCCGATCAGCTTCACGCATCCGACACAACTCACCTGGCAACTGAATCACAGCAAAATCACGCTGCATAAAACCTCCTTGTACCTTTTAAAGTACTGTATATTTACCCAGTATATAAGATAAATATTCCCTTGAAAATAGCCTGCCTACACAACACAGATTAAGCGACGCTTAACATCAGTCTATAGCGAAGCAATCCAAAAAATAAACAGATTCGTATCAAAAGGTTAGCAATACAACCCCCAACATCTGTTGGGGAGTATAAAGGCACTGACTAACTTGCCATACACCCAATAAAAAACAACAATACAAATATGCAGAGCAGTATCAGCACCCCCGGAAGCCGCCTCAAAGCCGCCCGCCAGAAAATAGGATTAACACAAACAGGAGTTGCAGAACGGTTATCGCAGTCAGTAGAAACTTACAAAGGCTGGGAACAAGACCGGGCACGCCCGCGCTCATACTTAATCATCAAACGCCTGTGCACCATTCTGCACATCACCATCGACCACTATATCGGCGGTGCTGAAAACAGCTGTCTGGCACCGGATGAATCCTGCCTGCTGCACCACTACCGCACACTACCCCAGGAAGGCAAAGACGCCCTTAACACCATACTGGACTTAATACACCCTCCACCGACAACAGACACAAAAAAGCCCTGACGAGCAGGGCTTATAAATCAACCTCATCACTGAGCCAACCAACATCATCACCAACCCGCCGCAGCAAACACTCCACCGCCAAAGCCGTTTGAACAGTAATATTCCCCTTCCCCGTCTCAAGCTTACTTACCTGCCTATCACCAGCCCAACCCAACGCCGCACCCATCTGCTTCTGGTCATAACCCAGCACCAGCCGGGCTTTTTTAAACTGCTCAGCGGTCACTCAATAACCTCTCTATAAAAATTAACGTTAGTCATTAAGGATGGAGGATTCAGCAATAGCACTACTAAGCGCCTCCTGGTAGTCAAACTCTGCACCTGATTCTACCAGGCAGTCCAAATGAGCAGAGAGGCTGTCTTCGTCATATCCGTAACCGGCGTCTTTTGCGGCATTCATAGCATACGCAGTTGCAACCATCTCTGCTGTAGCATCAGTGCTCATTTCGTCATTGATCAGCTCGACGACCTGATCAATAGAGAAACAATTTTCAAGAGCGTTATTTGCGATTCTGATAGTCATGATCTTATTCCTTCAATTACCGGCCAGGCCATTCCTTTACCGTTAAATCTATAATAGAACTTTGTTCTATTTATGTAAAGAACTTTGTTCTATTTTTTTAAAATTATTTTATCCATAAAAAAGCCCGCCGAAGTGAGCCAATCATCAACCGTTAATCTAAACCAACTACCGATGCCACTCAGTATCAACAACTTTTCCACCCATAATCGTCACCGTCCAGTTAAGATCCTCCTGGATATATTGCCACCTCTCAACCGCTTCCCACTGCTTACAATGACCACCCCGCTCTTTAGTACACACCGTCTCAAACGCGCGCGCCAGCGGCCTGCCCAAACCACTCACCACCTCCGCCACCGAATCACCCCGCATAATACGCCCGCCATCCTTTGTATTTAAAAACGTCGCATACGCCGGAAAAGCCACCACCATCATCATCAACACAATCCATTTTTTCATCACATTACTCCATTAATTTACAAAACGACATCTATCTAGCCTTTTTTACACACATCAAATACCACCGATCACGAAACTCAGCCACAGCTTTTTCCTGATTCACAGGCACCTGAAAAGCAGGCTGCTCATAAGCATCAATCACCATCGACTCAAAAACATCACTTCCCTTAACAATCTCCATCATAGACACCATTGATACATTTTTCTGGCGACTATCCATAACAGTCTCAGCCAACTCAGAAACATCCTTACACAACCCCATCTCCTTTTCCCCAGTAATACCCACCTGAGAAACAACCAGAGCAACAACCAATGCAACAACACGCATAAAAACCTCCATTTAAACCATTCAACACCACTCCTGAAAGGTGCAAAAACACAGTTTAAACCATTGACTTATCAATCACATGTACCAAAAAACAAAAATAATGTACCTTTTAGGGTTGCAATATGTATCTATTGGGTACATTATTTAAAAAAATACACCGAAAGGTACAGAATCATGCAAACCAAACTTTCACATAAAACAGCTAACGGGCCCTACATCCCACGCAGACCTTCTGCCAGCCGTGCAGGTGAGTTTGTTGCGCACCTCATTACCTGGCACAAGCACCACGGCCTCACCGGCGCTCAGGCGGCCAAACACATTCAGGACGCCCGCGCATGAACATGAACGAAAAAATAAGCCTGATCATAAATCTGGCCATCGAGATAACAACGACCGGAAAAGACCATGTGTTTGTCAACTATTTCGGCCCAGCTGGCAGCACATTCGGATTAGAAATAACCATATGCAGCAATGCTACAGAACCAGGCTGCGAAATATCAAAAACACCAATTTACCTAAAAGCATCTAGCGACACCGCAGCAAACATCGCCACCAAACTAGACGCCACGATAGCCAAACTGAAAGAACTAAGAGGCCAGCCATGAATACCCGGCTAACACAAACCTCCCATAACCAGTGGCGTTACAACGGCGTGCACATCACCGCCCACATCCTGAAAAAACCAATCGGCCTGGTGAACGAGTGCTATCACCTCACCAGCCGCTTTAAAAACCTCCACTTCGGCACACTCAAAGCTGCCGCCGAGTGGCTGGACAAACACGACATACCGCAGGAGCCAGAACAATGCGCTATTGCATAGACATGAAAGAAGCGGCCCAGCGCACCGGCATCAAAGGCGGACGTAACGCCCTGTTTGCACTGCTGAAAAAGCACGGGCACCTAAACAAAGACAACACCGCCAGCCACACCATGATCAAGCTGGGGTATATGCGCAACGAACTCAAACAAGCCCGCACCCACAGCGGCATCGAGCGCAACTACTACAAACCAGCTATCACCCCCACGGGCATCAGCTGGCTGCATGAGTTTGTAAAACAACATGCCGAGATAAAGCCAGAGGCGGCGGCGTAGGTTAAGAGCAAAGACGTCGCTAGTGGCTAGTGGCTAGTGGCTAGTGGCTAGAAAAAGATTTTTTAACAACACAAGCAGAGGGAAAAACCATGAAGAGATATTGCAGCGACTGCAAAAAAGAAACCAGCCACTCAGAACAGCTAATCCGCAGCGCAGCTGATGACGATGATGCAATCTTCTCAGCCAATGGCGATGACGTTTACGAAGTCACATGCCAGGAATGCGGCGCAAGTCACGAAGAAATGTAACCACCAACCAGCAACCACCTTCAGCCCCTTCACTGGGGCTTTCTGGGTGACAGGGCATAGCGCCCAGCTGAATAACCGGCAACCCAAACCAACCAAGGGCAGAACGATGAAATAACAGATAACCATCCGCAGTAGCTATCAGCAACCAGCGGCGAGCATCAGGGCAGCTTGTTATCACCTATTTACTAATCCGGGAAAGAATCGATTTACCGCCGGAGCCCCTAAAAGAGAATCGACCCTGAGCCGCTGGAATGCGATCCAGCAGGGGAACAGCACACAGTAGACGGTTGCCGCAACAACGCCGGACGACGTAACCGGCACAAACACGCTTTTTCTAGCCACTAACCACTAGCGACTAGCCACTTAAAAAACGAGGCATCACATGAAGCGGCAAACCAACATCGCCGACAGCAACCGACCAGCGCTGCAGCAGTACAACAGCACCGCGCTCATGCTGATGCTGCAATATGGCAGCCCAACAGTGGAACTGCGTACCATCTGCCACCTGTTCGGCTTTAAAGACGAATACGAAGCCAACCGTGCAGCCAGCGAAGGCCGTCTGCCAATCACCGTCTCAAAACTCAGAGACAGCCAGAAATCCCCCTACCTAATTCACGTAGAAGATCTGGCCACATTCATCGAACAGCAACGCCAGCGGGGTGCAGAAGAGCAAGCCAGCTGGACCAAGCGGAGATCAGCATAATGTGCAACTGCATGAACGACACCCTGGAAATTGCCCAACAACATATTAAAAAAGACCTACCAAAGCATGATCCCGCTTCAGTAAAAATCGAATGGGCCGGGAAAATATTCAGACTAGAAGGCAACCAAAACAACAACGTTGTTTTACCCATCGACATCCGCTATCGGGCATTAAAAAACGACGATACACCCTACAAAAACATAACCAGAACCGGCACAAGCATGGCCATGAATTACTGCCCGTTTTGCGGCGAGAAATTCGAATAACGCTTTTTCTAGCAACTAGCCACTGCTTTTAAGGAACTTAACATGACCTATTTCAACGATAAAAAATACAGCTACACCGACAAACCGAACTACGAAGATTCAGCCTATCACATGCTGGCACAGGCCCGAGATCTGCGCCTGCTTTTCGGCCAGCCGGTTGATTCCTGCGCCGCATGCGATCATGACATTTATCTCAACGCCTTTCGTGAATCATTCAGCCACTTCACCCAGGCACGGGCCATTAGCAACCAGGCGGGCATCATCGAACACATCACCTACTGCGCTCTCATTCTGTGCAGCTATAAAACCGATGCAGGCAAACACATGCAGCTCAGCTTTAAGGCGCATATCAAAGACCTGCACGACATCGCCGATCTGCACGATTTTAACCTGGTCCGCACCGTCATCGCCCTGGTCACCAGCGAACAGACAAAACTGATCACCAGCAACGATCTGGACGCCACCCGCCAATACTACTCCAACAACGGCATCACCTGCGACTTCAACCACCGCCGCGACAGCCGCTTTATCTGTTTCAACAAAACCAACGGCGACACCCTCCCCGGCCTCAACTACCAGGAACCCGACTGGGAAGACACCGAGCGCTGGGCACGAGTACGAATTCAGGCGGCGTAAAGGGCTAAGAAGTGGCTAGTGGTTAGTGGCTAGTCGCTAGAAAAAGATTTTTAAAAGCACAAGCGAAGGCAGACAAATGAAACAACACAACATCATATCAGTATCAGGCGGTAAAGATTCCACCGCCACCGTACTGCTGGCCCTCGCCTTAGAAACAGAAAACATTCAACTGGTTTTTGCAGACACCGGGCACGAACACCCGCTGACATATGACTATGTTGACTATCTATCTGATGCCGTAAGCCTGCCAATCCGCAAAGTCAAAGCTGACTTTTCTATGCAGATAGAACGCAAACGCCGGAAGCTATTGGCTGGCGAGTTACCAGGCTGGACCGATGCAGCAACCGAACGCGCACTGCAAGCACTAGTACCGACCGGAAACCCCTTTCTTGATATGTGCATGTGGAAAAGCCGCTTTCCATCAACCAAAGCTCGCTTTTGCACCGAACATTTAAAGCGTGATCCGATCATTGAGCAAGTATTTTTACCACTACTCGATGCAGAAGAAATAGTGTGGAGCTGGCAAGGCATCCGCCGAGATGAATCCCCCGCCAGGCGATACGCAAAAGAGTTTGAAGAGGTAGGCGGCGGTCTATTCAACTATCGCCCCATTGCCAGATGGACAGCAAAATCAGTGTTTGAAGCACATGACTACATGGGCATTAAACCAAACCCGCTTTACAAAATGGGCATGGGCCGCGTGGGCTGTATGCCGTGCGTTAACTGCAATAAAAATGAACTGCAAAACATCGCCCTCCGCTTTCCCGAAGAAGTAGAGCGAGTGCGTGAATGGGAAAGACTAGTATCAGAAGCATCCCGCCGCGAATCAGCCACCTTTTTCTACGGCATCAGTGACCCAACGGCCCACAAAACCGACACCATTCATTACAAAACTCACGGCATAGACCGAATGGTTGAATGGTCTCAAACAACCCGAGGCGGGCGCCAGCTAGACCTGATAGCCGCCTCAGCCGATCCGACAGCCTGCAGCAGCGCATACGGGCTATGCGACGCGGGATAACCGCTTCATCCAACAACAAACCACTGATTTTAAGCAACACAAGCAAAGGGACTAACAACAATGAATGCAGCAACAGGCTTCAGGATGCACCCACAGCCAGATTTTAACTTTGGCGAATTGGTGGTCGATAACTTCGCCGGCGGCGGTGGCGCAAGCACAGGCATAGAACTGGCAATGGGGCGTTCAGTTGATATCGCTATCAACCATGACATTGACGCCATCCGGATGCACGAAACCAACCACCCGCACACCAGGCACTACTGTGAATCTGTATGGGACATCGACCCCCGTAAAGTCACCGCCGGGCAACCCGTAGGGCTGGCATGGTTCAGCCCCGACTGTAAGCACTTCAGCAAAGCCAAAGGCGGGAAGCCAGTAGAAAAAGCAATTCGCGGGCTGGCCTGGGTAGCCGTGCGCTGGGCTGCAACGGTAAAACCCCGCATTATCATGCTGGAAAACGTTGAAGAGTTTAAAACCTGGGGGCCACTCACCCGCGATGGCAAGCCGTGCAAAAAACAAACCGGCAAAACCTTCCGATCATTCACCAACGCGCTCAAGCGATTAGGCTATGACGTCGAGTTTAAAGAACTTCGCGCCTGTGACTATGGCGCACCCACTATTCGCAAACGCCTCTTCATGGTCGCCCGCAGAGACAATCAGCCGATCCAGTGGCCAACACCCACCCACGGCGACCCGGCATCACCGGAAGTAAAAGCAGGCATTCTGAAACCCTATCGCACCGCAGCGGATATCATTGACTGGTCGCTACCCTGCCCCTCAATCTTTGAACGAAAAAAACCACTGGCAGAAAACACCCTGCGCAGAATCGCCCGGGGCATTCAGAAGTTTGTTGTTGATAACCCAACGCCATTTATTGTGACCTGCAACCATTCAGGCAATGGGTTCAGAGGCCAGAGTATTGATCAGCCATTCAAAACTGTCACCGCATCACGAGATGCTCACGGCGTTGTTGATGCCACGCTGATGCCGTTTATCACAGAATACGCCAACAGCAGCAGCCAGCGCAATATGCCATCCGATGAACCGCTGCGCACCATCTGCGCCCAGGTTAAAGGCGGTCACTTTGCCGTCGTCGCACCCATCATAGAACGCACTTTCAGCAACTCAGAAGGCAACGCAGCTGATGCCCCACTAGGCACCATCACCGCAGGCGGTGGCGGTAAAGCCGCACTCTGCGCCGCATTTCTATCCAAATACTACGGCCCGAAAAGCCCTAACGAAATACGCGGTCAGCAGCCAGAGCAACCCATTCACACCATCACTACCGGCAACCGCCACAGCCTGATCACCAGCAACCTGATCAAGCTACGCGGCACCAGCCAGCACGGTCAGCCAACAGACGAGCCATTGCCAACCATCACCGCCGGCGGAAACCACGTAGGTGAAGTGCGCGCCTTCCTACTGAAATACTACGGCAACGAAAAAACAGGCGTAAACATCACCGAACCCATGCACACCGTCCCCACCCGGGACCGCTTTGGCTTAGTCACCGTCCACGGCGAAGACTATCAGATAGTCGATATCGGTATGCGAATGCTCCAGCCGCACGAACTATTCGCCGCCCAGGGATTCCCGGCAGACTACATCATTGACCGCGACCACACCGGAAAAACCTTCAGCAAAGACAAACAAGTCGCCCGCTGCGGCAACTCAGTCTGCCCAGACATCGCCCGGGCACTGGTGCAAGCCAACATGACAGAAACCAGCCGCGAGACAGTCGCCGCCTAACCAAGAGGGAATAGTGATGGCACGTTATGCGTCAGGCTCAAAAATTGAAGCCATCAAAAATATGACTAATTGCGCTATCAGAGATCAGCAAGCGCTTATAGATGCTCATTTAGGAATAAACGATCCAGAGTCAGCGATAGCCATCCATGACGCAAAAGAATGGATAAAAGACTTTAAGCGACTTAAAAAAATATTGGCAGGGAGTAATCAGCAATGACTAAAAACAACTTAGCCCACGTCCTACTCGCTGTCGATGCGCTCAACTTCGACGCCGGCGACTGGAAACCGGAAAGCATCGAACGGCATCTGCGCGAACAGATCGAGCTGGCACGGAAACACCTACAAAGCATTGTCGACAACGAAGAGGCCGCCGGCATGGTCGTTGTTGCCGCTGATCGCATCGCTGATCTCGAAGACAAAATCACCCGCCTTAAGCAGTTCGCCGCTGAATCAGGCGTAGCGTATCGGGATGATGATTCCAATCTGATCACCGAAGGATTCAGGTCGCTGCCTGACGCTCTACAAGCGGCTATTAACGCATTAGAAGAAAAGATTGATTTAGACAGGGGCCAGCAATGAAACACCACGAACTTAAAACAGATCCAGACGTATTCCAGCTATCCTGGGACGGGAAAAAAGGCTATGAAATCCGCTTGAATGATCGGGATTTTCAAATAGGCGACATCCTTGAGCTAAAAGAAACACGCTACTCCGGAAAACAAATGTCCGAGGGTAAGCCTCTTGAGTATACCGGTCGCTGTATTGGATTCCCGGTTGCCAGCATTATAAGTGGATACGGTTTAAAAGACGGCTGGGTAATTCTTGGAACTACCGACATGGAAAATGGAGTAATGAAATTCGTCAACATGATGATTGGAGCATTAGAAAGCGGATTTGTCGATGACAATAGACCGTCACTGGCACAGATCCACCAGATAGCCCGCCATCACATAAAAGACAACTACGGCATTGACCACCCAAGCATCACAGAAGAATGGGGGCAGTACGTAACTGAGCTTTGCGGAATAAAGCCACAGGAGCCATCAAAATGAACACCCTACTGATCGGCATAGTAATAATCCTCGCAGCGTTCTACGCGATCATAATTATGCCGCGTCAACACGGTCGAAGCTGGGCAAAAGCTTCCGTCGTCATAGCGCTGATCATTGGTTCGGGAGCGGTGATAGCAGGCGCATCGATGATGCTGTTCGGTGCGGTTTCGTAACTAATTAAGCGCCATTGTGGCGATGGAGATAGAGATGGATATGCCAAGCCCATGCCCTAATTGCGGCAATATTGTTGAGTTTCATGACATGGTAAATCACCCCAACGAATTTAGAACGTTGGTTTGTGAAGAATGTCATGATCAGATCCAAGAAGAAAACAACCGCGGCGATATGGTAGACAAGTTTGGCAACCGCATAACGTGGAAAGCTGATCCAGATGATGGGTTGATAGAGTCTAGCGTCAATAGTGAAGAGATCGCTACGTGGTGTTATGAAGATGAGGCTGAAGCCACTTTTCTCAGCTTCATGGAAATATGGAATAAAGCCCAGGAACGCGCCCAGGTAGCGCACGAATCAATATAGGTGGTGAGTGATGAATACGACTAACCAAAATAAAATAACTCAGCCCTACATGCTACTAACAGGCCCAAACACTCACAGAAAAGTGCATATATGCAGCGAAACAAAAAACCATATCATTACTTCATTCGGCACATTCAAAAAAGATAACATGCGCTGGATAGTCGATGACAGATATATGATTCAAGCTTTAAGCGTTATTAATAAATAGGCGATAATCATGGAAATAGATGTACAAATAGAGCGGATTAGCAACGGCTTCATCGTCACAGGCAACGACTCGACAAGAACAAAACAATATTACCCTAGCATGGAAAGTTTTGTGGAGGATTGGGTGATTGATCCCATCAAAGACGCCGACAAATATTTCAAAGAGCATAACGCTGATGGCGAAATACGGCGATTCAAATTAAAGGTAGAAGCGGCATAACGAATAAGGCGGTGAGTGATGACTGATCAATTCGAAATACCAGAAAGTGTGATTAACGAATGGCGTCAGCAGTGCACATGTTGCGCTATATGCCATGACACTCCATGCGATGGAGTAATGGCTGGCGATATTTGCGATGACGCATGTAGCTGTGATGATGAATATTATCTGGATGATGAAGGCGATGAAGGTGACAACAACAATGAATACTGAAGTTTTAAAACTAGCGGAAAACTCAATGGCCAGCTGCTTAGAATCCTATCTAATAAGCATTAGCGACTCTATGGAGTTTCATAACCCGCATCTAACAGATCAGGAAATTAATCGTGCCGTAGAAGCAGTAAAAAAAGAAATTGAGTCGATAAAGCTGACCTAAAATAAACCGGAGGCACCATGCCGACACTTAAATATCTATGCCACCAATGCTGTAAAATGCTTAGCATCACATCGAATTAGATGGCGAAGAAATATTTGCAGACTGGCTAGATGAAAGCAACGCCGCCAAAAAGCTCAGAGCAAGCAAAACAAACTTACAATAGGATTAACCCACATGTGGCACTCAGCAGAAACACCACCAAAAGGAAGCATCCACCTATGGACCCGCGATGTCATCACAGTGACAAACCACGGCAATGTCTATCTGCTAGCATACATGCACGGAGAAAACAGCGGCACCTGGCAACGCCCTGAAGAATTCGAACCCGGTGAACAGGTTGAATTATGGACAGAACACCCAGACAAGCAAAAACCGAAAGGCTAAAAAAATGTCATACCAATGGACAGTAAAAGAACTAAGAGAGATGCTAGAAGGCGAACCCGATGACGCCATTGTATTCGCCATCTGGCACGATGAATCAAACCAGTTTCATGAACGTCCTATCTACAAAAGCAGCACCGCAGCCAACAAATCAGAACATTATCTATACCTGGGAAACGAGCGATGAACGAAGAAAAAGCCCGCAAAATACTAGGAAGCTGGATTAAAGAAAATGACAATCTCACCCACACAGACCCATACATTAACGCCGATCACAAAGGGATATCGCTTGATGGCGGCTTTACCCGCAAACAACTTAAAGCAATATTTTGGTGGATGAAATACAAGCTAAAATAAAAACCTACTCAACCCCAAACCGCGCCAGCCACTCCCACCCAGCATATTTATCAAAGGGCTCTGATTTAACCAGGTGAGTATAGCGCTTTAAATTATCCCAGCTGCCGTGACCGGTCACCATCGCTACCCGGGTAATATCCCAACCCAACTCAAAATAGTGAGATGTACCCTCATGCCGCAAATCATGCAAACGCAGCCCCTTAACACCCACATCCTGATGCTGACACGCGCGCTGAAAAAAAGTGCTGACAGACCGGGGGTTATACGGAAATATCCGATCATCCACCCTCGGCTGCGCCATCACCACCGCCCACGCACGGGCCGGTAAACTCACCCACTTATGATTCCCCTGCTTTTTGCGCGGATGCTTCATATCCCGCACCAGAACGCGCTGGTTATCATAATCAAGATCAGCCCACTCAATGCGACACGTCTCAGCCACCCGCCGCGCTGAGAACACCTGAAACATCACCAGATCAACCATAGGCGTTGTTCTATTCGTCCGAGCATACGCCCCCGGCCCTGATACCTCGCGATCAAAATACGCTAGCAACCGGCTTAATTCATCTAACTCAGGCCGACGATCAACCGCCTCAGCCCGACCAATCAAGCCATATTTAGACCCCAACCGCCGTGCATCCTCCAACTGCAGCAAATCAACCCCCTTACCCCAGGCCGACCGCGCATACTCCAACACCTGCTTTAAATAAATAGCATCCTGCGCCGCCGTCGCCGGAGACGCCCCCTTAGCCACCCGCCACCGCAACCAGTCCATCAACTGCGCTGACGTATGCCCAATCAACGGCAAATCAGCCAGCGGCGCCTGGCGCTGCATATACTTCAATGCCGACAACTTAGACCGCCCAATACCCCGAGGCAACACACTCACCTCATCAACATACCGCGCACACGCCTGCCCCAGCGTCAAATCCCCCGACAGCGAATCAACCCCCACCTCATCAATAAACGCCTCACGCCTCTTCGCCCACCGCTCAGCCTTCTTCCGCTGATCGAAAGTTTCAGACTCATGATATATAATCACGCCCTTCCGGCGAATACGAATCTGGACTAAGAAAGCAACAGATCCATCCTTACGGGTACGTGCAGTTATTGTTGCCAT